TGTTGCTGCAACATTCGTCGTTCTTCAAAGAGCGACTTCAGGTCAAGTTTGGTAACCGTCCGAGAGCCAATAGAATACTGCTGAGCCCCTCCGGTAAGGAGAGCCTCAATAGCTGCGTCGATCAATGCCAACAGAGTTGCTGCTGATGCCATGCACAAAGGATTGCATGGAGAGCAAACATTCTCAATAAGCCTGTACCATTAGCCTAGTACAGTCAATAAAAAATTACTTACCTTCCTGGCTCCAAGTATGGTTGCAGTTCTTGCACTTGCAAAAACGGATCTTGCCCCGAGTGCAATAGACGTAGCTTGCATTGGTTCCATGCGGTCGCCTGGTTTCGCACATCGTGCAAGGTCTCGGAGTAAATTGCCGATAGATCGGCTCGCTCGGTTGTTGCTCAATTGTTGCCGTTTGTTGCACCGCTTCTCCTGATTGCTTCCTGCTTTTCTTCGCCATCCTAATACCTCCGTTTTGGAATCCACCCGCCCTGCCGCTGTCTTAGATTGCGTCCATGTTGGTACGCCTTTGGAGCCTGCTTAACAGGCTTAGGCTGATCGCCGCTAACGTGCTTCGGTTGCACCTCGATTTCACTTGGAGCAATCAGCTTGACCCCGCAAGCCTCACTAGCCGCCGCTGCCATGTATGTCGCATCGAGCCAGTGATTGTTCGAGTCCTTGACCATCCAATAGGTCTTAGCCCCCTTGCCCTCAGTGAACTTCGTCACCAGTTCTTCCGCTGCGATGTGCTGCGCGTACTGGCTATGTCTGCGTTCTTCTTCAAGTGCAAACAACGAAAGCGAACCGCGCCGAAGCATATTCGACTCATCGAATGTCGGAGTCATAAACCGTTCATGCACGAACTGCTTCCAATAGCTTGTGTCGAGCTCGTAAAGCCAGACGTTTGAGGACGGAAGCTTTTGAGCGTGTAGGTTGGCACCTGCGATAGTTGTCGATGTTGACTTGGCTTTTCGATGGTATGGGTCTTGACCTTTCGACGGATGAAATATCCCGCCGACCTCACGACAGAACTGGTAAGCCGCATTGGTAAACGCACCTGAATCCACAAAGCAAAAATCGATCGTTCGCCGAGTGCCTGTTGTGTCGCTGAACTCTTTGGTTAGCAACTCGTCCCGAAGGCTCAAGAGAGCCTGATAGATCATCGGCTCACTAGCTTCGTGATTCATGCTCTTGTCTGTTCCGTAAACCTGATGGATACCATAGTCAACCACAACACCTCCGGCCCCATGCCACCAGGCGATAAGAACCCAATGAAGGTAATACTTGCCCAAGTCGATCGCCGCTGTCAGTGCCACCGTGTTAGCTGGTAGTTGACGACGAACTAAACCGCTTATCCTCGACTCAACAAGAGCCGGAGTTATTCCAAGGCCCATTGGCCCGGCTTCCTCTGGTGGATCGTTGTCAATCTCGGTCGATACCGCCTTTTGGCCTACGTCTGCGACTCGATTGAAATAGCTTTGCACCGCTGACAATTCCATCGGCTCGCCGTCGCTGTGAGTCTTTTTGCTGTAGCTATGCGGATTGCTAACGACAGATCCCCGCTCGATGTCCTTTTGGTTGTCACGCCAAAAGCGGAAAGCCTCCCGAGCGTCAGGATCGTCGTCCTTGCGTCCCTTTCTCATGTCGATGTACTTCTCTATCAAGTCCATCCGATCCGGCTTGGTAACGAGCTTGCGGTATCGCTTGCCCCTCCAAGATGGCTTGATCTTCGGATCGGTGTAACGATACGCAATGCACTTTCTGTTTTGAATCGTGCAAAGCATGACCCGAGGGATCCGCTCTGAGGACTGACCTAACCCCGCAATGTCTTGTTCGATTACCTCCTCGTTCTTCTCGATGGTCGTTTCGCTTGCTGCTGCTTCCCTATCTTCGATGTCATCGATTATTGCAAGAGTTGGTCGCCTGCTTCGATACTTAGTACCTCGGATCGCACCATCGATGCCCAGAGAGTAAAGCACCTGGCCGCATGAAGCAGGCTCGATCTCTTTAGGCCAATCGGGGATCTGCCCGCGGTTGATCGTAGGGAAGACAAAGAATTCCGGCCCGATGACGATGTTGGTAGGCATTCCGCCGCAAGTCTGCATCCGTCCGCGACTTGACCAACCGCCAACAGATTGGAATGGGATCCCGATTTCAGGATAGTCCGCAATGAACAAATCGTTTTGCTGCAGTTGCTCAACTAGGTCGCGCACCTCCTTTTTTGCTTTGTCGGCGTTCTTGCCAATGACGACAGGAAATGTCGATAGGCCACGCACCATAAGGAATAACGCAACGCGAATAGATAACGTCGTTTTCCCTTCGCCCCGAGGCCCTGCGATACCTTGATCCCCACCGTACTTGGCCGCGTCGATGATTGATTCGATCATCGCTAGACGGTCGCTAGTCCATGCCTCAAAGAACTGGGATCCGAAATAGGTCGAAAGCCAAATCTTCGCGTCTTGTTCGCTGTCGATCCTTCGCTGCATGTTCGCTGGCCTTGGAATCGCTATGTCACGTTCCGCTGCCCTCTTTCGAGCCATCCTCTCCGCGTCCTTCGATTTCCTCCCCGTCGTATTCGTCAACGATGAGGCCATCGACGACGACACCTGATTCAGCCGAGAGCCTAGCAACCTCTCCAGGGCTGAGTTGTCGAGCGAGTTCCACCAATCGCTGTCTGCGTTCATGCTCATCTGCTTGATCCATCCTCTCTTGCTGGACGTTCAAGGAATCCGCCGCCATTAGAGCCTTGGCCGCTGCGGTCTTTTCCCGTGGCGAAGCGTTTTTGTCGGCAACAATCGCCAAAAGGGAAAACATGATCTTTTCCCGATACTCTGGTTTTATTGGCCATCGCTCACGCAACGCTCTCTCCCATAGTCGAGTCTGACGGACTGTCATGAAGATTCAAAAGCGTTACGGTCGGAATCGCACCGCCCCTTCTCGGCTGGATTGCCGAGCGTGCCGCTGTCAGCACTTGTAACGCGTTTAGGGTATGGTTTCGCTAGTGATTGTATCTGCTTTCGCATCGCATCATCTAGGGGCATTAGGTAGCGATGCTTGCCGCAGATTTTTCGCTTGACGGCTCCTTTCGGGACTTTGGCTACAGATGCTGAGCCGCCACCAAACTGCTGCCCTGTAAACGCCCTTTTGTTTAGTCGCTTTCCATTTAACACCCACTCAAAACCACCGGAACTCCTGCCAGCGTAAACCCAGTTACCTGCTTGGTAAATGCCTCCGCTGTGGCCTTGCTCCGGATCAGCAAATGAAACAATCATTTTGAGCCCAGGGGATTTTGATTTTAGGAATGCAATGGCAATCTTGACTATCCTGCTTACTTGGGTTTTATGCTTGGTCAATGCAACCCTAACTAATTCGCAGCATTCGCTGATCCCAAGGCCATAGGGACTACCTAAGTTCCTGTTCATCCCCCACGCAAAGATCACAACGCCGATAAACCTGCCGCCTTCCCACGCCCCTATTTTGACCATTTTTCCCACTGGGAGCGACTTGCTGTAGTGCCAGTTCTCACAAGCATACTTTGCCGCCTCATGCGTTGCCCAATCGATTTTCAAATCAGCTTTGGTCACGGCAATCAAAGTCCTTTTGGCAATGAGGACAAGTAACGATCTTTTCTGCTAGCGTGTCAAGTTGGCCTTGATCGTCTTCGGTTCCTGGCTCAAAGTTGGCTAGCATCGCCTCGATTTCCTCAGTCGAGAAACCAGCCGCGTTTGCTAGTGCCTCATCGTCGGTCAGCAAGCCGCTTAGCTGGGCCGCTAGGATATCCGAATCCCACTGGGCTAGTTCTGCTGTTCGGTTGTCTGCAATAGCGTAGGCGATAGCCTCAGAGCCCTTTAGCGATGTCTTGACGCACTCGATCGAATCCCACCCAAGACGACGAGCCGCCTCTAGTGTTCCATTTCCTGCCCGAACGATGTTGTTCATGTCGATGACAATCGGCTTTTGCTGACCGAACCGGCGAAGCGACGCAATGATTGAATCGATGTTCTTTTCGTCGTGCTTTCGAGCGTTGGCTGGATCGTTGCTCAATTCCGCGATCGATTTTTTGATGATTTGCATACCGCCCCCCTTACCCCCCTGCGAACAAATTAGCGAACAGACGAACTTTCTTTTGAAATCTTGGGCTAATGGTCTG